GATAAGGCCTGCTTGATAGAGGTCGCAGATGGCGTTCCATTTGGTTTGCTTGTCGTCAGCAAAAGGCTCGGAAAACTCGCCCTCAATTACAGGCTCATCGATTTTGTCAGCCAGCTCCGGGTGCATAAATTTGAGGATGCCCTTTATCACATTTATGAGGCGTTCCAGAAGTTCAGAATATGTCTCAAGGCGATTATCTCGCTTGATGTAGCCAAGTGTCATAGCATTCTTTATGGCGACGCCGGAAAGAGAGCCAAGACCGCGCATCTTCTCAACATCAAAGTCTGGTGTCATTGTGTCAAAGAGGATGCTGTCGTGGAGGTCTTTCTTTTCCGCGTCACGGGTTTGCGATGCTTGAGGTGGATTGACATACTCAAACCTTGATTTCTCCCCAGCCAACTGTATCAGTTTACCCGGCTTTGCAGGGTCAACCATAGAATCAATGACATCGGCCGTGGCTGTTGCGATAGGGTCGGAAAAGTAGTTGTTTGTGTCTCCCGTTGTGCTGTCAAGCATTTCCTCTCGATGGATACGCGGTTCTGCGCCATCCCACGCTTTGGGCTGCTTGAAATACACGAGATTGATTTTACCTGTAGGATTAGGATATATTTCCACATCCCAGCCTACGCGCGATTTTTTTGTGTAAATAAGCGCATCGGCTGTTTGGAAATCCCAATGCTCGACATCGCGACCACCCTCACGGAGACGGTAGCCGTATGCGAAAGCAACCATATTGTCATACTGGTCTATGAGAGGGCGCAGTCTGTAGCCCTTGGAACGGGCCAACACGAGCGACTTGATTCTTCGCTCCCCCGAATTGTCATCGCGGTAAATGTGGAACATCATAGCAGACTCAGTCTCCGCTCCGGCAAGGCGTTTCGCCTGACGGATGCGACTATTGAAATGCTGGTCTTTCAAGAAATCCATAAAGAGCTGATAAACCTCATCATCGCCCTCCTTCTTCTTCCATGTGACAGGCTTGCCGAGTAAGAAAAATAGTTCTATCTCGTTGATGTAACGCTGGCGACAACGCGGCAGCTTTTCCGTGATATAGGGTTCATTCTTTTCACGGAACTTGTTGGGGCGGCGCATAACCGCGTGGGTTTGCGGATTATACTCCCGGATGGCTTCATCTACATCCTTGTCATTATTCTGCATCATATCAAGAGCCTTGTTTATGTCGTGGTCTTGAAGAAGCTGATAGAGACTGCGATTCACACCTACCGAATTGAGCGATAGGTTGCGGAAGAATGTCACGAGTTGCTGTAAATAGTTCGTCATATCTGAATTTATTAAAAGATGCTTGTTTGAGATTTTCTTACATTCCGGGGCTTGAGTATTTTGCCGAGGATATGACCATTGACAAAATAGCGAGAGGCATCAATACCGTGATTGTCGTGGTCTTCTGGCTCGTTGATATAATTGCCATCCTTATCCTTTGCCCAGACATAGTTACGAAATTCCTGCTGAAGATTTACGGAACGCTTAGTGATGAAAATGTTATCAAAGCCTTTCATTTTTTCAATGCCTGCGATAATGCTTCCTGCAGGTTTTGCTACGGGATAGATGATAATTCCACCATTGGAGATTTCATCAATCAACCGAGGGTCTGCGCTATCAGCGTACACAAACAATCCTGTTTCTTTAAGACCTTTTATGAGGTCGTTGATAGACATTCCTTGTTTGTAGAATACCTCATCAAGGTATAGGTCGTTTCCAACTATGCCGCATCGTATGGCTGCTGATGGGTCATGTGTATAACCAAAGTCCAATCCGATTGCCACTTTCTTTGCGTGTTCAGGGAACTCGTTGACGATACCCCATTTCTTGAAGACTGCGCCCTCAGCAACATCTGCCCATCGCCCCATGAAGATATGAGCATATCGTTCCGGGTCGCGCTCGCGCATCTCTTGCGCAGACTTTATGAATGACTCGGAAAGGTTCTCTTTGTTATCAAGATAGGTCGTATGGATATGCAGTACATCCGGGTGTGTGGATATTTGCACCGGGAAGCCATCGTAATACTCTATGCGGTGAGTATCCTTGATGTATTTCTGATAGATGAAATGATTGCTATCAGTCGGGTTCATAATTATGATGATGCGGTTTTGAATACCCGGCTGACGAATGGAAAAGGCTATCGTTTCAAACTCACGGTCGGATGTCCACTCTTCCGCTTCATCGCAGACAAACGTGGTGATTCCGTGGATTGATTTCAATTTGGCGGTTTGGTTGCCTGATGATGTCTTTATACCACGGAACATAATGCGGCTACCTGTTGTCTTATTGACAATATCGGTCTTTGTGGTATGAAAGAATTTGGTTGTACCATCAAGTTCTATTTTTTCCAAGAACTCTGGGATAACGGAAATACTCGCACTCGTCATTGTATAGCGAGTGTAGAGTATTTTATGAACAATCTTATCGATGTCTGATTTTGATGTGGCGACACCTCTGCGCTTCAGTTCAAAGGACAGGCGTTCTATAAAACCACCAATTCCGAAAGATTTGCCGGAGCCACGACCACCAGTGACAAGGATGATGAAATGTTCCTTATCGGTGTAAAGAGGATAATATATTTCGTGATTGATTATCATTCCGTATCGTCCTCTCTATTGTCTTTCTTTGCAGACATCTCCTTTGCAATCCATGATTCAATATCTATGCCGCTTTCAATATTGGTTGGAATGTCTTCCTCTTCTGCCTCTGCCATCATCGGAGCTTCGCCATAGCCGTAGCGTCTTCCCGTAGTGTTGAGGTAGAAGCGTATCATATACTCGCTTGGGTATCTGTTCCACCCAACAAAGGTATCTTTGCCTTTGACACCGCCAAGCGCAAGAATACGCCCAGCGGTGTCAATCTGTTCCAGAAATTCAAGGTCGGTAATCGCCATAACATCCGTGAGCCTTGGGTCTTGGCGTTCCCACGACCGCAGAGTAGTCCAGTTGATTCCGAGCTTCTTAATCAGCATACTGCGTTTGCATCCGGCTTCCTTCCAAAGCCTTACGAATTTTGGAGGACTCGGAATGTCCGACCCATCATCACGCGCACGCGCACGGGCATCGGATAAAACTTGCTTCAACTTTGCACTCTTACTCTTCGCCCGTGAAAACTCAAAGCGACTAACATTAAGCTCGTCAGCGATTTCCGCGTCATACCACCCCTCATAAGCGAGCGCATCGACACGCTCCAGAAACTCTGCGTCTTCAAAATCAAAAGACGGCTCTTTCCGGGGCTTCCGTGGAGTCTTATCGCCTATGCTTCGCTTCGCCATGATGCTTATTCAAATTTCAGCCCATCGTAGGTGATTGCGTTGAGCCTGCGCATCCATCCCTTGCGATACTTTGCATTCGTGGGTCGGTTGCGGATTATGGTGTCAATGAATTTCTCTCGCTCGGTGTGGATTTTGCTGAAAAGCACCTTGGGGTCGCATTGATTGAGAGCCGCAAGTGTTTTAGGGCCTACAATTCCGTCCTGTGTCACACCGAGAATGCGCTGCGGAATCTTTATGCCATTTGTGCCGGATGCCCACACCCAATCCACAAGGATGTTTGCAATAGCCTGATTGTTGATTTTATCGGCTTGCCATTTATCCCAGAAAAGCGTTTTGAGGACTTCGCGCCATTGGTCAAAGGTGATAGCCTTGAGTCTTTCCACGGTGGGTTTGGGATAGCCTTTCTTGCGACAATAAGACTCAAATGTTGCGATGGTTATGCCGCACATTGTCGCACCGCCTCTATCATCGGGGTCGTTGGCAAAGCCAGTACGTTTGCATTCCTCAAATTGTTTCTCAATCGTAAGTATAGTTGGGTCATAAATAAGGGCTAAGCCCACGCTGTTATAAACCTTGCGGAAACAACTCTTTGCACCGCCTGCCTCAAAGTAGAGGATGAAAGGTATAAGTTCATTTATCTGTGCCATAGGTATGAGTATTTGTTGATTATTATTCGGTCGGCTCGTCATCAAATGAATCATCACCAAATTCAAGCCTGTTCACAAATTCCTGTCCGTTGATATACTTTGCTGTCGGGTCAAAGCCATACTCTTCCATAAAGCGGAGCTTTTCATCGGGAGTCTTGAAGCTGATGACAACATAGGAGAGCATACCGCCATCCTTGTTCACGTCATTCTGCCTTGCGATACGGTCTTTAATCTTCTGCACCTCGTTGTGACGTGCTATCTGGTTGGCCTCCGAGTCGCTGTAGAAGTCTGTGCTTCGGTCAAGTTTGTGATTCTCGCCACTTTCCTTTGTTACGTCATCGTGTATAGCGAGGTCTTCACGCCCGCCCATCGCCTGTTCTTTCGTCCATGCTCCGTGTCCGTTGTCGCTTGCGGTAGGACTGCCGGGCTGTCGGTCATCGGTGTCTTCATCAGCATCATCGCCGAAGTCGCCCATAGGGTCATAATCTCCGAAATTGCTGAGTCCGAGCATCTGCATGTCAAATTCTCCGAATCCGGCAAGCGAGTAGTCAATTCCGTCCAGCATAGACCTAAGCAAATCCTCATCATACTCACCTTGAACATTGCGGTTGTTAAAGAAGAGGTTTTGTTCTTTTTCGGTCTTCAAGTCAAAATCGACGGGTTCAACTCGCAATTCATAGTCATTCTTCCCTGTCTCTGGGTCGTAACGGTTGACACTATCCATGATTGAGACTTTCTGATGACCTGACACAAGGTTGCCCGTGCGCTTATTCCATACAATACCGCCCAGTACACCCACACGGATAAGATTCTTCTTGAGTTGCTTACGCGCTTCTTCCGAAATCTTGCGTGGGTTGTACGGAGCGAAATTGATTTGGCTTCGCAATACCGTGATTTGTTCTGGCTGATAGATTTTGTTTTGCTTTGCCATAGTTGTGATGGTTGTTAGCCGACTGACCCGGCTGCTGACCTTAGAGCTTTTAATGAACTTGTGAGCGCACGTTCAATCAATGCGTCTCTTGATTCCTTTGCCCGTCTGGATGCGGCCGCAGTAGGCCATGTGTTTCTACGCCTCCAATTCTGTTCGGAAAGTCTTTCCGCTTGAGCGCGGAGGCTTGCTACTGTTTTTCTGCGTCTAACTCAGTTGTGCTTTAAGAGGTGAATACTTTAGCCGACTGACCCGGCTGCTGCTTTAAGCCCCATATAGGTGGAGCGAGAATATCTGCGTAACTCTGGGCTTGCATCTACCGCACCGCGAGAGAGCGATGTCGCATTCCGATAACTGCGAGTATTTTTGATGTTTTGCATATATCTATCAGCTACCCGGGTTACTTTTCTGTATCTACTTGAGTTTCCCTGCTGGTCTGCACGTTGGAAAAGATTCCGATTGATAAATTCTTGTTGGATTCTATTCCGCTGGTCAACAATATCAAGTATTGATTTTCTGCGTCTAACTATCTACTTGTTTAAGGGGTTTAACCATTGCTTCCTTGCGCGGTGCGGACTCCTCGGTAGATGTCGCTTGAATATCTGCGATTGTAGTCAAGATGACTGCTATAGACACTTCTGCCGTTCCTATCGCTTATGTTGCGGAGATATGTGTCTCGGATGTTGCTCGCTCGTATTCCGCGGCTGTTCATGGACCATTGGCCGCCACCGCCATTATTGATAATGCGATAGGCTTGTTCCTCAATTTGCCTTGCGGACTTAACCCGGCGGGTAGTCGGGGGGGGGAATTTCTGCGTCTAACTTTTGTTGGGGTTTGATTGGTGATTACTCTTCTGATTCAGTCTCAATACGCTTGATGATTTCAAGCACTTCCTTTTCCTGACCATGAGGCAAGATGCCATTTTCATAGTCGAAGATAAGTTTCTCGCAAAACGGAAATTCTCGGACTGTGCGGTCATAGTCACTTGGAAATCGCTGTCGCATAAACAGCAGCGACCTCAAATCTACGCCAAAGCCTTGGCTTACATCCTTGGGATTGTAAACAAATGGCTTGATTAGGTTCCGATTTTGGATATATTTCAGTACCTCGCCATTAGTCCATATAGCCAAAGGATAGACCATTCCCTTTTCAGTTACATACCCAGTCTTTGCGAAGAATTTAAGACGCATACGCTTCATATAGCCATCTACACCTTTCATTCCGCTAAAAGCGTAAGGTATGCCCGTTTCTTCCATCACAGCTTGTTCAACCTCGCCAATCTTTCGTGGCTTAATGGTTGGGTCTCCCTCCGATAGTTGGAAGAATCCGTAACGGTCGTAATAGTCGCGTTGATAGTGCTTGATTTGACGCACTTCTACGTTGGGGTATCTCGTTTCTGCCCATTTGATGTAGGGCTTGACATGGTCAAGGTTTGGCACAAGCCACATATAATAGCAGATTACCCGGTTGAATGTATTTGCAAGCATATCCAGTAGGGCTATGCCATCTTTCCCTCCAGCCGAATAAAATAAAACAGCGGTGTCCGTTTTCTGACGAATACCACGAATTATCTGCATTGTTTCCGCATACTTGTTCTTGCTTTTATCCATCTCGTATTGAAATAAATAAACCGGGATTCAATCATCTCCTGTTAAGAAATGACTGACATCCCGGTTGTGTGGGGTTATCAACCCACAGACCCACCAGCGGCTCGGATTTGACCTGCAAATGCTGCGCGGAGGTCTGCGTGACGTTGTTCACGGCTGCCAGTCTGAGAGCGTCCTGCGATTACACCATTTGCGGTGCGACGCGCTACGAGTCGGCCACCAGCACCTGCGCCGTTCATGTTCCGGCGAGGGCCATAAAGGTTGTTGATTCTACGTCTAACTCGATTGTGGTTTTAGAGTGTTACTTGTTTACGTTTTCGGTAGAAATGATTTCACCGAGGTGATACCAGACTTGGCAAACATAGTATTCTTCGCCGTTTTCCTCAAATGTGAGGTCGTTGCCATCTTCATCGGTAATTACGACAAACTCAGCATCCTCAACCTTGACTGTAAGCCGAGGCGCGTCGCCGCGTCTGCCGTTGATAAGACAAAGTGCATCGTAATGCACCGGGGTAACGATAGTGATAGGCTCACCATTTTCATCTTCCTTGTCTTCCTCTACAACGTATCGTTTTGCGTTGTTGGGGTAAACCGAGCGATGTTCGATTTTCTGCTCACCCTTTAAGATGGCTTGAAAACATTTGCGGTCAATCTGTAAACTCAGTGTCTTCATTTATCAGTGAATTGTTGTTATCTTTGGTTGCGGGAGTTGGATTTGAACCAACGACCTCCAGCAAGTTAAACTGGCGAGCTTACCGGGCTGCTCCATCCCGCAGGATTTTACAACGCAAATATACATACGTTTTGCGCTGTAAAAATCCCGCGTTTTCAATCGCTTACGACTTTACTTTTTGGTCGTAAATTGCGCTACTCTTCAACATCGTAAACTATGAGCGTATTATTAACACCTTTGCAGGCGATGCCACGCGCCATAAAATCCAACATAGCGGCAAACGCCTCGCCTATGTTTGCATAGACGATTTTTCTTGATTTTCGTTTCTTTCCGTCTATTTCTATTTGATATTGTATTCGTTTACAATAAATTCACTGCCCTCGTCAAGCCTGTAACCAATGTGCAGACTCGTTGCTGTGGGCTTGAAGGCAAGCACTAAGATTTTCTTTTTAAGACCCCTTGTGAAGATGGTATAGTACGCCTTTTGCCTCTTGCTCACTTCCTCAAGTATTCTTATTTCGTTGATTGCGTTCTCAATGGTATCGTGTATCTCTTCGCTGACCCATTCCAGATTGTGCGGCTTGGTCGCTTTGTACCTTGCAATGGTAAACTTGTTGCCGAGCTGTTTTGCAGCCATATCAAATTCCGCTTGTGTTGCCATCTCAGTCAAATTCTATTTCATCTTCATACACTTCTATTCTCGCTCCGCTGCTGAACTCCACGATAAAGCGGTAGCCGTTGCGCCCAACTATAGTGCCACGATGATAGCCACGCCAAGGCTTTATCAGTCCAACCTGTCTGCCGTATTCAGCAAAGTCTGTGTCGGTATATTCGTTATTCATATCATCAAAATGTAAAGATTTCTTCTTGCGCTCTCGCATTGTTATCTACTATATCATCAAACCACCTGTCTTGCATAGCGTGTTTGAACATAGCGAGTTTTGGTATAACCAACCCATCGTTGGCAAACATCAAGAATGTCAGTTTATTCGGGTATGCGTTATTTCCGCTGAGACCATAATTGGTATTCATATCTCTGCCATAAAAGAGGTAGAATTTGTCAACACGGCCAATCCCGCATTTAGACAACTCGTTATTGTAGCCTTTGACCCATTCGTCAATGTCGCCGCCGCACCCGGTGATAGTATAGTAAGACCCCTCGTAGGCTTCTTTAAATACAGCTGCGCGGTTGTCTTGATTGATTTTGATTATTGTTGCCATATTACGCACATTTGCTAAGTGGTGTGGCTTCAAAACTTCTGTCGCGCTCAACCTTGATACAGCCCCATACGCGGATTTCTTCAAGCTGAGAGAGGGTGAAATAGCCAAGTTCTTTCTCGCCATGACCATTTATGACCAGAACAAAGAAAAGCCAGTCATCACCTTGCTTCTCTGCCTCAGTAATATACCAAGTCCATGCGCTGCAGGGCAAGAAGAATTTAGCGATTGCGGTTGCCTCGTAGCCTTTGCCATCTTGTGAGTAAAGAGGGTGCTTGGCAAAAGCCTTTTCAATCTGCTTTGTTATAAGTTTCATATCGCGTTCTTATTTAGAGTTAAACTGTTTGGTTTTTGATTACACTGCAAAGTTAAAGCAAATAATTTAATCCACCAAATCAAAATTAAATTATTAACTATTCTTAACATAGTATATGCTTTAATATTCGCCAAATTATCGCTAACTTTGCGGCAGGAAATAAAAGAATACGATTTTAGATTATGCAGAACAGAATCAAGGAGCAGATACAAAGGCTCGGCAGAACCCAAAAAGATGTTGCGGAAGAATTAGGTATGACCACAGTAGGGCTTAGTC